ATGAAGGATTTAGAGATAGTAGAACTTCCCGAGGAAGTAGAAAAACCCAAACTCCCCAGACACTTGCAGGACCGAAGTAAATATACACCGCATCAGGGCAAACGTGAGTGTGAACGGCGAAAGGCTAAAGATGCATCGCAGCACCTACGAACTGTATAAACACTTACTAGAACCGGAGAATAGATACGTGAGTAAAGCGGCAGAACATCAAGAGGATCCAATTGTTAATCTGTTTCCTATTGTGCAGGACATGGTAATTGCGGATATTCAGGCAAGAAAAGAGGTAGGTAAGGAACGGTATGGCACTTATCTTCAGCCGTTCAATGGACGTAGCGCACTGTGGGATGCTTATCAGGAAGCGTTGGACCTATGCCAATATCTAAGACAGATGATTTACGAGGAGGAATATGTGGCTTCAGCAAGCAATGAGCAATCTTGCGGCTGTCATGGAGGAAATGCAGAGTAATCTGCTGACTTGTGACCCTATTAACATTCAACAGTTGCAGTGCTGGTATGACAAGCTGGATGGAATCCTGTATGATTTGAGGGAGGCCACGCCCCCAGAAAGTGGTTTCTGTGAGCATTGTGGACCTATGTGTGATGGTAGGCGTTTTTATCCAAAAGATGGCACCTATTGGTGTGAACTTTGTTTTCTAGCAGAAGGTTGGGAGATTCCGCGTGAGACATCAAACGATTAGTTTTATCAAGAGTGGATTCCGTATTGTTGGCTATCTATTCTTAGCTGTGGACATCGTATCGGCTGTGTTAGTGCTAGTGGCATCTGAGGCTATTGGCATTGTAGAGGAAATTGGACACGAATAATGGCAATTACAGTTTCAGATATACTCACAGTTGCAGCTCCAACTGCTATGCGCCAACTGCAAAAGCCGTATGAACTTGGACCTGTTATAGAAGACGAGCATGGCTATAGGGTTGCGCTCTTTAACGCTAATCCTTGGGATATGGTAAGTATAAAGTGGTCGCATAAAGATGAAATTGCTCTAACTACAGAAAGAGCTAAGATAGAATTCTGTAGGAGCTTGTTGGTTGACGCAGTTATAACATTAGACTTTGTATTAGAGCGGCGTCAGGCACAAGATGATGGTGTTATAGACGTAGATTTTGGGGAGTATGATGAGTAATCTAGAAGTTAAAGACTATAAGGGACGCGTCGCACGTTTGTTAAAGGATCGTGGTTATATGGTTGCAGGTTCTAGATATGTGACAAGAAAATCCGCAGCTAAGGTTATTCGTGGTGAGTCACACAAAGTTTGGGGTGGTAGCGAATTTACTAAGCCCGGAGTCTGGCGATGGTATGCGGAAAGTGATGGTGAGACTTTCTTGCGTTTAGGTTGTCATATCTTCCGTAACGAAAACTTTAGAACCATTAAGGAGTGGGCTCTTGCACGATAAGCCATTACTTATTTGTATGATGGGCTTACCCCGTTCGGGTAAGACAACTATTGTTAAACAACTGATGGATAAGCATAAAGCGCCGGTTGTTCGGCGGGACGATATCCGTCTTGCGCTGCATGGGCAGCGGTATGTTTCTCCTGCAGAACCCTTCGTTAAAGCCATTAGCGACGTAATGATTCGTTCGCTATTCCTTTCTGGACATGAGGTTGTAATCTGCGATGAAACAAACTACTCCCGAGCGACACGAGACTACCACAAGTCGAATGCTTGGCGTACCGTCTTTTATGAAGTGCCGACAACTCCAGATGTCTGTAAAGAGCGTGCGATTGCTACAGGCCAACCGGACCTTATCCCAGTTATTGACTCGATGTGGGCAAGACGTGACCCGCTAAGGGACGATGAAGAGAGGTATGAGGTAGATTATTCAGAGGCGGCGGTATGAGTAACACTGATGCGGATTTCGCAATATTTCTTGTCTTCCTGGTTGTTGCCACCATCCTTTTAATTTGTTGCTAAAAACACGAAAGCCCGCTGAGCATTAAGCTTAGCGGGCTATTTTTGTATTACGTAAGTAAATTTACCTATCGATTACAAGAAGTGTTGCAGTTCTACATTTGCACTCTTCAATGTAATCGTACAGTTTGTAAACCGAACTGTCGTCTGGGTCTATAATTGTGTCTCCGTCCTTCAGAATCACCCAATGTCCTGCGGCATCCATTAAACCGCCATTCATACCAAGTATTCCAGTCTGACCGCTAAGGTAGTTCTTAGCTTTATATACACGTTTAAGACGGGCTCCTAATTCTTCCGCTATGGCTTCCATGTGGTAGAGTAGGAGCCCTCTTTTGTTTGGTTTGGTTGTTCCGTAGAGCGCTCTAGTTGCCGCGCTTACATCTCCATAGGATACATCAAGCAGCATAGCCATCGCAGCAATGCCACAGTCGTAATCCTTCTTCTGTTGCACCACTTTGATACCAGCGCTTCTAGCCATTTTATTCATCCCATACTGAATAGCGCATTTAGACCACCCGTGTTTTGCTTGTTGAGCCTTCGTCAGACCTTAGTGTTCGGAACCAACCCTTGCATTCGCCTTGGCATTGCCACCGTCTGTAGGTCCGGGTCAGTGCGTAATAAGTGCCCCTACTCTGAACCTTCTTACTACCACAGCGCGGACAACCAACGTTGCCAAACAGCTCTCTGTTGATGTAGTTTGGAATGTAAGGACGTAGTTTCAAGAATACCCCTCGCAGTAATTCAACGTCACCCTTGTTGTAGGCAACCATCTTTTTGATGGCTTCTACAGCCTTGGAACCGCCCTTCAGGATATCCAGCCAAAGGCCGGGACCATGCGGCAACTTGCGTCCTACCTTCAAATAATTGCCAATGTAGTCCAAGTTATTAGCATTGAAATAGAAGTGCTGCTTTGCAATCTTCTTTGTATCAATTGTCTGTAGCGGTGGTAGGGGGTCCAGACCGTGATAGATAATACGTGTCTTGACATACTTGTTATCAAAGCTGTCCCCATAGTGAGCCACTACAACGTCTGCCTGAGACATAACCTCGTGTAGCTTCTCAACCACATAGCGGTCATTTGTGGGGTCCTTGGCATAGCGCTTAGGATCGTCCAATAGGGAGACTGCGTGAATCTTATCCTCACCTAGCCATTGCCATGAAGCGCAAATGATATGCCGTTCCTGAAGTATGTTGGAGGGCTGAATCCAGTCGTTCCCGCCTAGCTGAAATACGGCTACCGTCTGCAGGGAAGTCTCAAGGTCGTATAATAATATACGGGGCTCCCGAACTTCCGCTGCAGCCTTCTTCTTAGAATCTGCCATTAAACTCCTTAATTTGTAAACGAATTGTGCCCACCACTGTAGCACAAAATATGCCAAAAGTCAAGGGATTTTAGCAATTATTGCTTACACACCCTCAGGGAGGCCTGAAATTGGGCGCAGGATGTCTAAGTCTGGTTGTTTTGGCTTTTGTCTAACAGGGCTTTTTCCGGTCTTGCAAGCCCTTTCCAGTAGTCTAACCATCCTTTGTCCAACCAGAAGTGAAATTGACTCGTGTCTCGTAAAACGCTACCGTGATCCGCGTTGGGAACTTTCTCGTTCCTTGTGGCGTAAGGATGTTTTCTGTGGATTCCCCATCGCCCATCAAATAATCCACCAAAGACTTGCCAGTAGTCCCTCCACCCCGCAAACAGATGAAGGTGCCGGGAAATATTAGCAGAGGCATCTTTATATATCCCATTGAGATCCTTCCGAATAGGAGTTCCAACAGTTATAAGGCCATTGATCTTTAGGCCGTATTTACCAGCAGCATAGGCCACAACATTTCCGCCATGGCTATGCGCAATTATATAAGTCTCCTCAGGTTTTAATAAGGATTTGTCTAGCAGCGGGGGCGCGATATAATGGGCTAAGGCACGTCCTGCCGCATCCCATGTGTTGTTATCAGCATTTACACCGTCAATCTCAGTAGACCACATGTAACGCTTAAGCGGGTTAGTCTCAAGCTGTTCACACCCATTCTGCAGAAAGAATTGACTTAGGTTAGAGTCCGGTAGGAACCAGTCATGCTTGTTAGCGCCAAAGGTGCCAGCTATCGTGACATATCGGATCATAAATAAGTATTGTTTGGAAAGTTTGTTTTGAAGCGGCTAGGAGCACCTGTAAAGGTGTTACCAGTAATATTGGTCAGAAGTTCTTGACCAATGTAAACAGAGCCAGCTGGTAATGGATCGCCGTATACAGCACCATCGGCAGTTAAACCGTAAATGCCGGTAGGCATAGTGCAACCAGTCATTGTGAGCGGACCATGCTGTCCGTAAGTTGCATTTGAATCAGACTGCACGATAGCGTTCCCATCAAAAGTGCCGCTACAGTTCTCAAAGGTAACATCCTTCATGCCACCAGTCATCAAACCAACGGTGCCTCTGCCGCCTAAATTCTTAGTTACTACAAAGTTACAATTACGAAACACTACACCCTTAGTATTCTGAGGGGTTACAGTGTTGTAGTCTAAACCCATAAGGTTAGCAAAGCCGCTGGCGTTACGCACTGTGCAACCTTCCACCAAAACATTCTCGATATACTGACTGTTTTTAGGTGTGATTACAAACGCCCAGCCATCTTGTGCAGCCTTCCACGAACCATCTAACACGCAATTGCGCATTGTGACGTTGACGCCTGCCTTTATTTCAAATAGGTTCTTAACAGCGCGATTAATACCGTCAGTCTGCCAAGACATGGGTCTGTAAAGCTCGCAGTTTTCAATAAGCACGTCCCGGATTATACCCCCTACAATCTTCATCCGGTCACCGCCCAACATTACTACTTCAGATCCCGAGCTTAGCCTACAATTTTTAATAGTCACTCCACCACAACTGTTTAAAACACCAATCGCTTGTGAATCAGCCAATGCAGGGGACCAAACATCAGCAATATCAGAATTGGTAATAGTAACGTCGCTGGCATTGACTTCAATGCCGCGCTTACCCCGATGGGTTGGAATGGAAATGCGGTCTAGTGTAATACGCCGAGGCACCAGTTCTGCCGAGGCTTGTGTAGTATCTAAGTTGTCGCCCAATAATACTACTGACTGATACGTGGACGCACATGTAACTTCTTCCACATGCACATCAAATGTAGATGGCGGCACGTAAATAGCTGGATATGCGCCACCATTGATCTTGGCGCCGCAGCCAAGCACTCGTTGACCGCTACGCAGAATTAAACGCGGATATTCCAAACCCGCAACTAACTTAAATGTGCCATCTGGGAGTGGATCTCCCGGCTGAACTACTGGAATTGGTGGAACTCTGTAAACTGCAATTAAGGCTTCTATCTGTGCAATGAGTTCTTCAGCAGTCATTTATTACCCCTTGGACTCGTTCCCCGACGGTTTGCTTGGCACCGTTGCTGGTGCCGGATTCATCATACTTGCAATAAGATCTACTCTCTTACCTTCATTACCGAGCTTCTGAGACTCGATACCCAATTTCTTACCCTCCAGATCCATGCCCTTAGCTTTGATGTCATGCTCCTTCATGCGTAAGTCGTGTGGAGCACGCTTTAGTTTGAGATTCTCCATCTCCATCTTCTGCTTGTGGGTAATATCCTGTCGCTCTTCCTTGTGAAGTTGATTGGCTTGGTCTTCCTTCTTTCCAACCATTTCATCAATACGAGCTAGCATGCGCTCCTGCAATGCACGTTCAATAGTCTTCTCATCATTCATATGTTGTGTCTGTCTGGCAAGTTCCCCACCCGGAAGGATGGCTCCGCCAGTCGCCTTATAGATGCCCCGGTAGTCGATAACATCGTCAGGAGCATCGGGGTCTTCAATCTTGTTTGCCTTCAGCCAGCCATTGAACAGAGCTTCCTCCATTGGATTCAGCTTGGTGTCTTGAATCCTGTTCAGTGCTGTTTCTGCGTTGGGTGGGAGACTTAGTTCTGCCATCTTATTTCTCGTTAGGTAAGTTTACGTCTGCAAATTTGGCGGCTCGTTTAGCACGTAAATGAGACTCTCGTTGTTCTAGCGGGATCTTCTGCATTTCGTCTGTGCTCAGAAACACATCGCGCATAGCTGCGCCCGGACGTGTGCCATAGGCAGTTGCATCCGGTGGTTCTGGCTTAGGTGCGGGTTTCTCGTTGCGGGCTCTACGTGCGACTTCCTTAAATCGAGATACTACGTCATAATCCTTCTTAGGCTTGGCTGCCTCTCGCTTTAGCAGCTCCTGTTCCATTGGTGTAGGCATTAGACCATCTCCTCACTTGCTGCTTCTGGTTCTGACTCCCCGACAGGAGCTTCAGGCATAGGCTCCTCAGCAGGAACCTCTTCCTCCATAGGTGCCTCTTCCTGCATTCCAGCCATGCTGGTGAAAAGGTTACATAACCCACCTTCATCGATAGGTCCTGCTACTATAGCACAAGTACCCTCTCCGTGTCTACCAAAATATACACAATTACCGCACTGGAATGGCCCATCTTCTGGTCCTTTATATCCTGCGATAAGTGGATTTACCTCTCCGGAACCCTCCATTGGAGGTTCGTCTTCCAATGTTCCTGGAAGTTCGGCCATCAAGTCCTCAGCAACAGGCGCTTCCTCCTGTGGAACTGGTGCCTCTTCCTCTACGGGTGGTGCCGGAGGCTTTCCGCCCCCAATTCTGAACGCCATATGCTTACTCCTCTTCCTTATCCAGTTTCTTCTCAATACGATCAAGCCGCATGGAGATATTTTCCAACCTTACATCCAATAGTTCCTTCAGACTGACTCTATCAGCCTTCAGAACTGAGACATCGCTATTCACGCGGACGGCCCAGCCTATGACACCAAACAGCGCCGTTGCAATGATTCCAACTACAACTTCCATCATGATTCTCATCCCGTAATGTTATTGTTCAGCAGCCTCACGCGCTGCCTTGCGCTGTCTTGCTTTTTCCGCCTTGATTTGGTCTAACTTTCTTTCATAAGCCGTCTTGGGTTTTGGAGCAAGTTTGGGACGGCTATTGAATAATTGTGGAACGGGTCCATATTCTTCTTTAGTTGGGCGTCTCCACTCTGGATCGCCACCGAGCATGCGAGATAGGCCCGCTACCGAGAACTTTTCCTTAGAGCTTAGCGGTGGTGGAATGGTGCCATAAGGTAATCTAACTTTACCCTCAGTCACCCCGCCAAGTATGTTAATCCAGTCTTGAATTACGTCTGCAGTAGGAATTGGAAGTCCCTGCCGAACATAATTAAACATTCCCTTTGGAATGGCCTTTGCAACACTACTGTTCTTTGCTGCTACGCCAGACATAAATGCTGCACCGGCTGTTGCTCCATAAGGTCCGGCAAAGTTAGTAATGACTTTAAGCACTACTGGCGACCATTCTGGAGGCGTGTTATACCCCAGAACAGCTGCCCCGCCCATTGCTGCAGTCGTGATGCCGTATTGAGCAATAAGCTGACGTGTTTCAGCTGGAGCTAAATTCCAGTGCTTACGTAGAGCCTTACCCAATCCGGGCGTTCTAAGTGCAGACTGCTCAATCTGATTCATTGCTGTGCGGTAGAAAGGCAGCATCATTCGCTTAACTGGGGAATGCTTGCCGGTTGGGCCCTTCTTCTTGGAGAACGCACCAAGACTTGCTCCCAGTCCTGAAACTGGTTCACTGGTAAGAGTGAATCTACGGGCCTCCAGCTCACTGAATCCAGCTTGCATAAGGATTCTACGGGCAACCATATCTCCAGTAGTCATAGCTGTAGCGGGAGCCGTAAGAATTTCTCTCTTAAGCCCTGAGCCAAGATCGTCACTCATGTCTCCGCGTTCAGTTACATCGGTAACGTGCTTTCTTGCCTCTCTGAAAGCTGGCATAATTTCCTTACGCACCTGCTTGCTAAGCAGTAGCTTGATGGCTTTCATTCCCCGAGGATCACCAAACATTGCAGACTCAGCAGCGCCCATCATTGCGGCTCCATATGGACCCACGGCTGCGTTGATTACGATATTGGGGAACCTAGCCAAGTAAGACGCGCGGTAGTAGTCTGGCAATATGTGGACGATCCCACTGATTGTTTCTTGCACGCGCTGCGCAAGAGCCTTCTCACCCTGCTGGCGTGCGGGGCTGCCTTCCGGCAAACTCTTTACGTGCTTAGCCACTGCGCGATACACTGAGGGTCCGAAGAATCCGGCAGAACCGCCAAGGATAGCTCCAGTTGGTAGGTCATCTGGGGTTTGAGATGCCCCGGCAATAGCGCCGACAGCACTAAGACCGACTCTAGTGAACATCTCTGGATCTCGTTCGTAAAGGTCCTGTAAGCCTCCAAAACCGGCACCTAAGGTTGTTCCGCCACCTTTCTTGGTCTTACGCTTAAACTCCTCAACAACCTGCTTTAAGGCAGACTCCTGCTGTGTGGGGTCCATCTTTGCGATGTCCTCGTTGGTTGGGCCCTTGCCAGCTGGAGCCTTTATCTTAGCCACTGGCTCTGGAACAGTCTGAGCGTATGTAGGCACAGCCTCACCACGCGCTCTAGCGTCCTTAGCTGCTTGTGCCAATTGTGCTCGAATCTCTCCAGCTGTCTTGCCAGCCGCCCGAATCTCAGTGGGGTCACCCTTAGCTTCTTTTAAGCTCCAGTATTTGTCCCAAGCCGCCTTTTCTTCAAGCATCAAGTCTTCAATAGACTTAGCTGGGGCGCTTGGAGCCCCTTCGGCTAAAGGGCTAGCCTGTTTCGCCCCCTTCTCAGGTAGGCCTGTAGTTGGACTATCCTTACTGGCAACACGTAGTCCAGTCTTTGGGGTAGGCTTCACCCCTCCACCTGTTGGAGGCGGCTCGATTGGTTTGTAAGACCCCTCACCAACTACAGCAAATTTGATCTTGGATGTATCTAATTTATTCTCTGTAAGGTAGCTCTCCCAAGTCTTGCCTTCTGGAAGTGTGCCTTCCTTAACATCGTGTTTTACTGCATACTTACCACGCTCTGACTCGACTTTATCCTTCCAATCATCAACAAACCGTTTGAGATGGTTTGGATCCTCGGAAACGAACAGATGGGTAATTCCATCCTTGTCCTTAACATAAGCTGCATGAACAGCAGTGTTTGGTAAGTCTGCAGGATTGTCTACAGCTTTAACAACCGAAGCATTCTTAGGTGCGAATTCAGCAGTTGCAGCTTTTGGGCCTACAACCTTATCATGCTCGATAATATCGGCACTAATACCGAGCTTGTCTGAGTCAGCTTGCTTAGCAATAGATGGCTTCTCAGCTGATCCCCAATTGGTGCTAGTTGGGATTGACCCACGAGTCTTTGAAGGTTTATCTACTATGCCTTTAAATGCGGTGTCAGCCTTGATATTGCTAGTTGTATGTCCTGCTTTACCAGCCCTACCACTACTCAGCGCCCCTAACGCATTGTCAATCTGCTGTAGATCGGGCTTAAAGGTGTAAGTAGGCCCATTGGGAACCTCGATGGATACAGAACCCGGATTCTCTTCTCCATAAGTATACTTGCCCTTTTCGTCTACTCCGCGTGAGTCCTCATATTTCTGGACCTTTGCTCGATAGTCTTCAAGAGCTTTAACCACTCGATTCTTGACTTCCTTAGCATCCTTAGCGCCTGTAAGATCTACAGTAACCTTTGTTGGTGCTTTTGGAGCAGGCTCCGCCTTTGGCTGTTCTTTTGCAACAGTCTTGGGTGTTTCCTTTGCTCTGCTGGCTTCAAGATCATTGAAGTGCTTCTCAGCGTCAGCTAAGTCTTCATGCTGGCTGAGCACAGAATTCTTTTTCTTATTGATAACCTGATACTGATTATCCTGTGGGCGGCGAATTACTTGGAATTCCCCATCAGACGTTTGTTTGATTACAACAGGTGTGGCAGGTGGCTCAGGCTTGGGCGCAGCTTTTGGTGCCTCCTTTGGAGGGACCGTGGTTGATTCGATTCGCTTAGAATCGATAACCATATGGGGATTGTCTCCCTGTTCCTTGGCAAGTCTGCCAGCGCTAAAGTTAACACTTACGCCGGAAGGTCCGTGGCCTACAACTTTACCCTCAGAATCTCCAATACGAACTGTAGAGCCTACTGGGTGCTTTCCTACATTTTCGTTTGGTGCCTCTGGTGCAGTCTTCCGCCGTGCCACCTCATCATTCAAGATGGTCATTAGGCGCTTGTCCTTGGGATACTTGACCCGGGCTTCCTTAATTTCAGCTGGAGTCCAGTCCTTGACATCTTCCCGGGTTACAGCATCAATCTCCCGCTTCTTCATCGCGGTTACCCGATTTTGGGTAGGCTTCGCCGGGGCCTCAGGAGCCGCTACAGGCGCTTCTGGAGCCTTGGCAGGGGTTGGGGTAGGGGCCACAGTCTTAGGGGCCTCTACGGGCTTCTGAGGGGCTTTGGCCGCAGCTCCGCCACCCGACTTGGGAGCCGGTTTTGGCCTCACTGGCGCTGGCTTGGGTTCTGCTGGCGGAGTCGGAGGCTCCTGTGGCTTCACGTCAGCCTTAATCGCCTGACGCTGAGCCTCTACATTCTTTCTTGCCTCCGCTTCCCGCATAACCTTGTAACGCAGATCTTCAGCTTCCGAGACAACTCGGCTTGGTCCCCGTCGCTCTGGACCGCCATAACGGGGTTCCTTATAAGGTGTAGGGGCCTGCGTAGCTTCCTGCTCAGCCTTAGCTGCAATATTGGCCTCAGCTTGTGCTCCACTTGGCGCTGGAGGAGTCTTTGGCGGCTCTGGTTCCGGAGCCTTAGGCGCTGCCGGTGCAGGCGGTTCTGGGGTCTTAGGTCCAGCTTCAGCCGCATCATCTGCAAACACTACACTCCACTTACCCTTACCCGCACTAGGAAAATCTACAGCACGTTTACCAGAACCAGCTGCCGCGTGCATTGCGGCTTGCTTAGTTTTATAAGTGGTAGCAGCAACTACATTAGGATCTGTCTTAGGAATTATGGGGTTCTTTGGCTTAGTTGCAGTAGCCTTACTGCTCCTACCTCCCCCACCACCAAAGTCAGCATCATCCGTAATATCTGAATAACCTTCGTCATCCTTCTTTGGATAATAAGACTGCCTAGCTCTCTGACTACCAGAAGCTGTTGGCACTGCTTCAGTAGTTTCAGTGATGTGCATTTCACCTGGCTCTCTATTTGCCAGTTCCTTATCAATAATTGCTTGCGCTCTAGCCACACGTTCAGCCTTCTCTGCTTTAGCTGTAGCCCTTTCAGCTTCAGCAGCTTCTTTCTTAACTAAGGTATTAGCTGTTGTATGTGCCTTTTCCTTCTCTACAACCTCTTTAGTAGCCTGATTCTCTGCCTTAGCCACACCAATACGAATCTTTCCTGCATCAGTGCCACCAACACGATTACGTAGATTTTCTCTGTCTGCTGCTTCCTCGGCTTTTGCAAGTTTTTCTGCGGGCTTGACATTAACCCGCTCATCTAATCTGGCAAGAATAGCGCGTTTAGCTGCCTCTTTCTCCGCATGTTCCTGTGCAAGCCACTGTTCTGCTTGCGGCGTAATAGGCTTACCATTAGCATCTAACCACTCAGCGGGCACCTTACTTCTACGGGCGTCAATAGCGTCCAGCTTCAGTTGGATATCAAGTGGATATCTGCCAGCATCTTCAGCGCGGTAAGCACCCAAACTAATTTTATCTGGATCTGGTCGTGGATCTGCAATACGCAGACGAGCAGCGCCCTTCTGCTCATAATTGCCAAGCTGGTCTGAGCCTTTGATGCTAGATGGGACTGTAGAAGTCTTTGCGCCAGACTTAAGCTCCGGATTCTTTACAAGTCGAGATGGGGTATTCACCTCTCGTGGCGCTGTGGCAGGCAATTCCGCTGCAATGTCATCCACAGGAGCGCTTACTCGCCAAGAGCTAGTGACAGGACCGCGAACAGGATCAACTTCACGGCCCTGTAACGTATCTAATACTGTCTGTGGTCCTGCTTTAGCCTTTGGTGGGAACTTATAGCCAAGCGCAGCGCCAATACCAGAAGTTCCAAGATCAAACGCAGCTTCACCAAGCGTATCAGGAATTGGGTTCTCGTTGTCAATGAAAGCCCGGCGGGCCATATTGCCGCCCTCAATGAACCCTGCCATACGTGCAGCATTAGCGAGTCCCTGCTTAACGGGGCTTGCACCAGCCTTAATCGCCTTGGCAACCCATCTTAGTGGAACAGCGCCAAGTGCGGCCTCAGTTCCAACCGCTTTGTAGTTAACTGGATCCGCACTCTCCATCTTCTGCGCAGCAATTTCGCCAAGACCCGAGATAGTGGCTCCGGGGACTCCACCAGCATTACTAAAGAAACCAGTACCAATACGTGTAGCACCTGCAGCAAGCCAAGGTAATGGACCGTAACCCTCACGAGGCGTGCGTCCCTTCTGCTCTTCCTGAGGCAGACCTGCAACGACTCTCTCCATAGGGGAGAGTTGCTTTTCACTTGTCACTGGTGCCGGAATACGTAATTCCTGTCTTAGTTGCTCTTCAAGTTCCGCAATACGTTCTGGAGTAAGAGCGTTTGATTTTGTTTCGGCTACTTTAAACTTAGTTGGCACTATTTGCTCCCAAACATGGAAGACCAGAATCCGGGCTTTTCCTTAGTAGGATCGTAAGGATTTTGATTAAGAATATCTTTGGTAGTATCTGAAATAATACTAGTAATTGCTCTGAAGTCTTGAACATCCTTTTCAGTCAATTTACCTTCACGCATTAGTCTAGCAACAGATTCAAACGTTTGATTTGGATTATTCAAATATTGTATAGCTAACTGCTTAGCAACTTGTGATTTCTTAACGTGATTGGCAATAGCCAATGTCCAACCACGCCTATAGTTTGCTAATGCAGTTTCATCCACACTACGTGGATCTGTGCCAATAGCGCCCTCTGCTAATGTGAGATCATTAAAGATTGAAGCTGGGATACCTAGAGCTTCTCCAGCATTGGATCCGCCAGCATTACCAGTTCTAGAGGGTGTAAGACCCTCTCCAGCAAATTGCTCGCCAGTCTCCACAACTCGGAATACTGGTTCGCCTTTGTCATTAACACCCATAAACATTGGAGTTTTAGGCTGCAGCTGACGTGGCGGTCTAGTCTGAATGGCAATATGCGCATTGCTGGGTAACGATCCTGTAATTCTCTTCCCAGCTGCATCTTTATAGAAGCCGCCTTCCACATCAAAGACAACTCCAGCTTTGCCTGGAGCCATCAACTGTGCCATGATATCGGCAGGTACAACTCCATCGTTCGCTGATGCCAACTGCGCAAGAAATGCTCCATTCTCCCTAGTCTTGGGATCCTGCATGAGCCCAGAGATCAGACTTGCGCTTTGGCTGCGTAGGCGGTCCTTCTCCTGTTCTTCTGCAGTGCCTATGTAACCCCTGCGCGGAGGCGCTGGTGGAGTGCGCTCCATAGGCCCAGCGGTTGGACCCTCCATCTGCGTATCACCTGAACCAGAGAATTCAGTAGACGTGGATACCTGCGGGCTTGGCATATCCCGCATCAGTCCATACTTCTCTAGCAAGGATACAGCCTTAGAATCTGTTGGCGCTCTGCCCATGGTCAGCCCAGAGCGGATTACCTCTAAGTCCTGAAGCTCTTGCTGATGTGCCATTTGGGCCAACTGCGCCTCAGACTCTGCAGCTTGCCGCTGTGCCTGCTCCGCCGCACGCTGATCAGCATTAACCGTCAATTGGTCAAGCATCCGCTGACGCTCGTTCGCCTTGCGTTCAGCCAGTTGATTGGCAATCTGGTCTGTAAATGCGGCACCCGGACTCTGGAAATCAAATCTAGCCATTCGCTCTTTCCCAATTAGGATCGTAAGGTTTACCGGTATTCATGCCCGGAGCCGGGGGCACTACTGGAGGTGGGGTTGGACCGCCATCTACGCCCGGAATCTTTGGTAGTTCATATCTACCACCGCCGCGAGCAACTCCAATAGTGGAAATTAATGGTCCCAACCAATTCATTGCAGTCTCAACCTTGCCGGGATCCATCTGCGAATCATAATCGCGTAATTTCATTGGATTATGCAAACGGTTCATAAGCTGTTTTTCCAACTCTGTAGACGCAGCAATCTCAGACGCACCCGCTGGTCGAGTGCCGAAATCAAATCGCGTCATTGGCTGCCCGCTTGCGGCTACACCAGAACCTGTATCTTTGAACCCACCACTTTTCAGATAGTTGGTCTGCTGCATCTTCCGCATTAAGTCAGATTCAGCCGCCATACGCTGACGTTCGTTAGCCAACGCCATTTCATCGCCAGCCATCATGGCATCAAGCTTAACACCACGGTTATGTGCAGCAGTCTGTCCAACGCCTGCCATACCCTTGCCAGCAGCTAATAACGTGTCACCGCCAAGCAACTTACTTACCAGCGACCCGCCAAGACCTTTAGCCGCCCCTACACCTACTTTAGTAAGCATGCTAGCAGCGGGTCCTACACCGGGAATCGCCATCATGGCAAAGGGCGCTACCGCACCAGCAACTTTGCCAAGTCCTTTTAAAAAGCCTCCGAAACCCATGTTATCTCCTTATAGAATCCCGCGTCTAACTGCATCCCAATAAGCTTGTCTATCCGCAGTATCGAATCCGAGTTTGTCAAGCCACTGGCCTTGTGATTGTGCAAGTGACCGGTTGCGGTAATCATTCTCTAAGTCAGCCAATCTACCGCTCTGTGCAAGTTGGTCGTAGAAATGCTTGTCACTCTGGCTAAGCCCGGCATAGAACTGAGAATTCTGATTCTCAATACCGTAGCGCTGTAAGGCGTTATCTGCCGCTGCCAATTCTCGCTGTAGCTGCTGACGTTCCGCCTCAGTGAGAAGATTTCCCATAGAATCTAGTGCTGCCTGAATTTCCTGCCTACGCGCAGCAAGCTCTCGACCCATTAGTTCAGCCTCAAAGCCACCAACATTCTGGCCCAAGCGCTCTGCTGTCATGCGCTCTTCATTGCGCATGTTACCAGTAGAATACGGTGACGACCGCTCCGCAATGTTGGATAAATACTGCCGTCTTGCACGTTCGGCATTAGCTGAATACGCGTCAGCTTGGCTTCGGATAACTGGATTATTTCTGTCAACCACCAGATCCTGCGACATACGCGCCTGTAGCTGATCTAACAGAGCCTTCTTGCGGGCATCTCGCGCCGCATCTACTGTTGGAGTTGTAACCTTATTAAGCGCTGGTTCAAGATATGCTGGCGGAGCTGCTGGTGCCACCGGAACTGACACCGTTGCGCTTCTTGACGTGGAAGAACCTGATGAAGAACCACTACTGCCCCCATCATCAATAGACCCCCAACCAGCGCGTGGAGAACCAGATCTAGCACCAATCAGCATATCCAACGTCTCACCAAACGGAGTCCTTACAGTTCCGTTGTCTGACAGCCATGTGCCGCCATGCTGTGCTAACCAATCCTTTGCGCCTTGAACAGAATTAACACCGGAACTCATCCATGCATCTCTGTATTGTTCTCGGGTCAGACCCTGAGACGTAGATCCATTGTGCCCCACCTGCTGTGTCGCATTAAATGCTTGCGGGGGTGCCTGAATTGGTTCTGGTTGTTTAACCTCTTCCGGCTCCGGCAGCTCAATTGCTGGCGCCTTCTGACCCCAATCCATCTGTGGCTGCCAGTTGTTATTGCCGAAATAATCGTCGTAATAAGTATCGTAAGCCATATTTTCCTTACCTGAATTCAAATGCCCTTCGCAGCCAACCGAGTAAGAATTTCAAATCTTTGGGTCGCCTTTTAGCCAACGTTGCGTAATGCATTACTCTTGCGTCTCTAAACGCTAGATTTAGAAGGACGTTTCCCGGGACTGTCACGCCAAACAATTTACCAGCCGGATACGCTTGAATTGCTTCTAAGGTCTTGGGACCGATTACACCATCAACCTTAGTGCCAACAACCTGTTGCAACAACCGTGTAGCAGCATCTGGTCCAGACATCACGCCAAAATCTACGACTTGGTGTTTGAGAAACTCATCCGTAATGAGATGAAACTTTTCAGCCAGAATGTAAACCTTCTCATACGTGTTTCTGGCCTCGGTGTAGCTAACGTCTCCATCTGCCCACAGGTCTGGATGAGCCTTTTCGGAGATTCCGAACTTAGTTCTCCCGCCCGAATCAGCTGGATCATTAGTTTCCGTCTCACCGCCCTCACGCCGAATGATTTCATCTATTTGGTCCATAACTATTACTTACTTATAATGGCAAATTGCTAGGGGGTTATTGCTGCTTCTGCAAGCCTTTTAGCCTTCTCGGCCCGATAATCCGCAATTAGCTGTGCAGTCCAAACAGCCTCTGCTACCTTTTTTACTCGTGGCGGTTGATTGGTCAAATCTTCTCCCGGTTCTGCGCCACCTCTAACATGGCGTTCGCCAACACGCTCCAGACCGTCATAAATAACGCGAGTCTTGCGCCAGCTAATGAAGCCATTGTCTTCCATAGTTATTTGGATCTCGTTTTTATCTGTAAGTGCCATAAGATTATACAAAGAAAGTAATGTTTCCTACAAAACCGTAATTAACCCCAGTCGGCAAGTTTGCAACCCCTATTTGACCTGCGTTTACGCCAGAGCCCGCTCCCACAACATCAAACGTGTTAGCTGACACAGTTCTCACAACCCATTGGGTAAATGTAGATGTAATCATGTTATGCCAAAATGTTCCTGAGGCATTAGTATTAACTGGTGTAAATCCTAGCCCCGTTATATGCAAAAATCCGGAGGCTGTTGTGTGTGTGAAAGTAGACGTAGTCATTACGAATTGGGCGGTTACCTTACGCCCAATCTTAGTGTAATACCCAGACCGAATAACATAAACTACGTTAAGATTACCGGGTGTAGCAAAAGTTACCGTGGGAGTCCAAGTTCCTTCCTCATAGTCGTCAAGGCCGTTTGGATCCGAATTTTCAACTTGCGTTGCTGGAAATAACAGTCCTTTGGACACCCCAAGAACTTCCGAGAAACTGTTACCAGCTACGGAGAAGGTGTTAGCTTCATCTTCATACGCAATAGAGCTGGGCAGTCTAGCTTCGGCTACTGTTCCCGTAGTGATTATAGATGCGTCAAGATTTGGAATATGCGCAGAATCAAGGACGGGAATTGCATCAAGACTCAATTCTTTATGTGTTCCATCGTCGTTATGCTCTTTCAGCCATAAGCCCTTCAACCGAGAATTCAGATTCTCGATCTCGTGCTCTGTAACTGAATCTAACTCACCACGATTAATAATACCAAACATTACGCTGATATCCCGCTAGTAACCTTAAGTTGTAATCTATGCAACTCCCACTCATCTGGAGGGGTTACATTCGTATCTAAATCGCCCATAGCAATCTGAAGGGCAGTGATTTCAGCCAATCCCAAATCATCCAGTTGCTGAATTGAGTGCGTTTCATTAGTAGTTGGAGTATACAACGTTGCGTCCACCAACTTCTCGTTAAGACCAAAATCTTGAATCAGCTTTATGAAAACTGAGCCATTGGGTTCTGAAGCAGCTTTAGTAAGCAACGCCCCAGACTTAATTTCGTGGTGATTAAGCAATCCTGCTAAGGCAAATGGTTTAGTGATAACAGTAGCCCTATAAACTGAATCTTCGTCATCAGTTGTATGAGCGTCTGTTCCACCAGTATCACACCGCTGAATGTAATCTCGGATTGTGTTCAATCCAACAGACCACTTAGCTTTACCGATAAGCGGCACCAGCGAGAATGAACGGTCATCTGTTGTATCAATATTGCTGGCAAACATTGCTGAGCAATGTGCTGTAGCAATGCGGTTATCCTTAGCAACTGTTACCCAACCTCTACGACCACCCTCATCAGTATCCCGCATTTCATTAACGTGGAGGATGATCTTAGCATTTGGATATTCTGAATCGTCCAAGGCCAACCAATAATGTAGTTGGCGCTTATTGCTGTAATACACTCCGTGGCATGGAACAGTAGCGTTGATATTTACTCGCCGCCACAAAGTCTGAATGTCTCGACCACACCACTGCAAACCATTAGCACTCAACCGCGTTGGGCCAACCGCTTGATCCAAGAAGTAAAGCGAAGGCTGGCCCGCTTGATTGATAGCTTCAACAAGGCTACCCGGCAACGCACCACGAGCTTTAGTAATTGGAACAGCTTCATAAGCCAGATTCCTTTGCCCTGTTCTTACCAAACGATAAATGTGGCTACGTTTAAATACGAATATGTAGCCATTAACCGCTCGACTCATGCCCGTGATTTCCCCGCCCTCAAATCCGTCAAGATCTAAGTAAGGGTCAGTCTCCAATTCCAAGCGCTCATCGTTTCCAACTCCGGTTGGATCATTAAATACTGGAGTCCACCGCACGCGGGAAGCTTCTTCTCCGTTTTCCCAACTACCGGCAATAACCAATCGATCCTGATCTGCAGAAAGATATTTTCCGGATGGAATCGTAGCGTAGTCTCCAATGTCTGCAGACAATACGCCAGTAGTAGCGTAACCTGTAGCAAAGACTGTGCTATCATCATACGTAGTGGTGCCTACTGCAAGAGTCGCAATCCGATAGAAATTAGAGTTATCTACGGATGCCTCTACTTCCCAATGCGTTTCACTTTCCCCAATCGTTGCTGGCTTACTAATACGAGCCGCAGCACCGGTGCCAATTGGAGTAAATGTAAAATTTTCTGATGGCTCAGATCGTAATAGCGTGCTTCCAGACCCGTCTTGAACAGTGAAACGGGCTCGATAGTATCGAGTGCCGCTAAAAGAACCCGCACCGGTATCTGTGACGTTGACTTCTGGAGCCTGAGCTAAGCCGCATCGTCGTAGAGATACGCCATCAAATACATGCAAACGGTCAATAGAACCCTGACTCTTGTATGCAAGGAACAGTTTGCCGTGTAGCGTCTGTGCTGAAAGCCTATGGCCCCTACCCTCTTCAGAGTCAATAAGATCGATGGGAACAATGGTTTCCCAGTCTGCAACCTTACGTCGGGTAAGAACATTTAGAATACTGTCGAAAGACTGAGTAAGTGCCCAAAGCTCCGCTTCTCCCTCATCATTGACTGGCAAATGGCGATACATCCACGTTACGGCATCTAACGTAACTGCAGTCATATCAGAAGACAATTCAATGGCCGTACAACCCCGTCTGCGCTCACCAAGAGTAGAATTTACAAACTCTACATTTTCAGCAGTAACACAGGCATCTGCCGCCAAAGCGATATAGGGTGAGGTATCATCCAAACCACCACGCAATGACGTAAGATCGAAGTTATTTCCTTGTAAATGCGAAGCTTCTACTGGTAATGCCATTTATTAACAACCTGTGCCCAATTATGGGCCTCCTGAGGAGGTTTAAGCGCCTACAATCTCCCAAATATCTCGTGGTCCGGTTGGAACATAGGAGATCTTGCCAGACCCATCAGTAATCTTCCAACGAGCGGTATAGGGGCTTTTGGTGGAATCGAACACCAAAGTGTTTGATGGAGTTAGCTGCACCTTACCTTCGGCAGTGTCCGTGACAGTTACTGTGCCGGGGCTAACAATGGCGGTGCCGAAGCGATCTGAGAGCAGTAAGTCTACCGTGCAGGCAAGTAAATTTATAGGTGAACCCGCTTCAAGTAATTGGAACCTAATGTCTGAAGTGGTTCCTGCGACAATTGTATACTTCATAATTAGTCTTCCGTCGTCGTATCCTTGGAGTGCTTTATTAAATTTAGCCCTAGAGTTTTCTTTATAAAATCCAAGCTGCGGGTTGTATTTGCCAGCGTAAGGATCTTTGTAGTCGCTCTGCGTATGTTTAAGGCGTCTACAACAATGCTTGTAATGCTGGCAGTTGTTGTAACGGTTGCTGGGCCCAGCGTCCTGCCTACTGTGCGTAAGATAGACGCTGTAGTGGTAACTGTAGTAGAAACCGTATAATTAATCAGCAGTTTCAAGGAAATGGTTGCAGTTGTAACAACGGTCGCATTTACAATCTGTAAAATAAACGTTGTGCCTTCTGCAGGCCCTTGTCCATAATAACCTGTGCCGTATTCGTTACTACCATACATAATTAGATCGTAGAAGTTGCTCGGACAATGAAATTAAGCACTAGAACTGGTGGATTGGCCGTGTCTGTTGTGCCTGAGCTGACTGCTGGAGCAGTTCCGGCTGTGACACCGGCATTGACTGCTGGTGACGCAGCTGCGGTAGCGCCAGCATCCACCAATGGAGCTGTAGTGGCGCTAACACCAGTGCTAACTGCGTGATCGTGTGATCCTCCAGCGGTCCCAGTGTTATTATTGCTAGGTGTGCCGGTACTCGCGCTACTAGGCCCGCTAGTAGTTCCACTAAACCCATGTGTATGGTTTGTAAAATTAGAAGAGGTGTCTACACCACCAGCAATGGAGTTAGTGCCGCCACCCGCAGCATCTGTAGTTCCAGAGAAAGTATGAGTATGATTCTGCATACTATGAGTATGGTTATTCATAGTATGAGTGTGATCGATATTTTCTACGTTTGTCCGAAACGTGCCGGGACCGTGGCTATGTGACGCCGCCTGCAAGGTACCCGGTCCATGTGTATGGCTTGCGACAGCTAGTGTGCCAGGGCCATGTGTATGGCTGGCTACCGCTAAACTTCCGGATCCATGCGTGTGATCCCAAGAACCCTGCGTCTCACCAATAGTATCAAGAGCTGTAACGCCAGAATGCCGTCCAATTGGAATTCTCTGCCGCATGTCAGGCAAATTGAACGTGGTAGATCCATCTCCAGCGCCAAATGTCGTGCTTACGAGGGCAAACAGTTCTGAGTAAGTTGCGCGGCTTACCGCCGATCCATCACACAACAGCCATCCTGTTGGGGCTGAATTGGTGAGCCACATCTGCACTGAACCCACTGGACAGGTAACCTGACCCGCAGTAACAAAAGAACCTTCAATATCCGTCAGAGCCTTGGCAGTAATGTTAACTGCAATCTGGTCCCCAATAATAACTGTCCGGGCACTGGAACTTTCCTGTGTTCGGGTAATGGTGAGGGTGTCGGTAGCAATGTTGGTCACTCGGACAACTTCAGCATTTGTAGTCGTAGGCTGCTGACTAACGGGCCAGATAACCGCATTGAACGGAACTGCGGGGAACTTGGCGCCGTCGCCGGGAGCTACCTGCAAGCTAGTGCCAGAAGTAGCTGGAGATGGTGCGACTGCGACAACACTGTAGGAAAAGTTCTTCTTTGCGTCAAACGTCAATGCCATTATCTACGGTCCTTAGCTTCTCTACGATCCTTTGCACGAGCCTCTAATGCCCGCATGTAGTCTTTATCTTTGTAACCCAACCTACTTAGCACTTCAAACTCTCGTTGATAAGGACCCATTTCGTCGTAATGACTTGGTGTTCCCCAGCGCTTTACATGTTCTTGTTCGTGTGCCAAATATGAGGCTAGTAATTGATCATTCGTAGCTGTTTTGCGATTTACTAGAATACGTTTCTTAATGTCATCTCCAATAGCGGTTGTATTAGGTCGGATCCTAAAAATTGGATATTTTGCTGGATCTGGATCTATCATTTCTATTGGAACTGTAGGCCTTTCGTCTTCTCGCAACAATGCCAATGCCCTAGTGATCGCCGGATCTACCTCTGGAATTTCTTCACGTCTTAATAATTCTTGCTCCATCGGTGTGGGCGTCATTGGGTCTTGCATATTAGGAAATCTTTACCTTACAAGTTAGCTGCAATGAGTCATTCGTTGCCAATGAAATGGCATCCCCACCGTTGAACGTTGAGGATAGAAACATTGTAGGACCAGAAGAAGCATTAAATAAGGCGCCTTCATTGACTGTTCTAGGCGCACTAGCTGTGACAACCCCTACGCACTGATAGGTATCGCCAGTTTCTGTAGTGGTAACCTGTGACTCGATACCAGCTCCCCGCGTCTCAACTTCCGTTGTAAGCGCTGTATCGGTATTGGCCGCAGTTCTAGCTCCGGCACCAGTTCCAATCGCTACGTAACGGGGAGCGTTAAGTGTTGGTGTAGTCTGAATTCGATTAGCAATGATCGAATATCCCAATTTAGTTACTACCGTAGTTACAGCCATGTAATCCTCTTTAACCTTGCAACTCGTAGGCGTTTGAAGAAACGCTCCACAATAAATAACAGATTCGCAATCCTGTCATTGCTCTCGAAACTCATTGTTCCATGGTCCACAATTGGTCCTGAAGGTTTATAGCCCCCACAATCTCCATGCACCGCCCACGGTTTTCCGCATAAGCACTTTGGATAAACAACAGCTTCAATCGAACTATACTTAGCTGATGCAATAGCTGGATCCATTAATACTTCCTGCTCTCGTAATCCCACCAACCTTCCGCTGGTGTATGCTTGCCCCTGTAAATGTCCAGATACGCTGACTTAGCTAAGAACATCCGCAAGTCCGACAAGCGCTTCTCAAACATCATTTCTGCTTCCTTAGCTAGATTAGCCTTCTCCCGTCTCCGATATTCGTCGGCTTTAACGCCATGAATCAAGATATCATGGAAAGACTCTGGGAACGCTGGCTGGTCGTTGTTGGTAAGCGTAGTTGTGCTAGCCAGTCCAGAAGCATAGAGGATAAACCCACTAGACGGCAGACAATCCAGCTGGATAGTAACCGTTGTAGGTTCTACATTGTATACGCAGAAGCGGGTTGGCGGTTCATCCCTAACAGAAAGTCTCAACATTTCGTCATGTGTTACCTGACTTAGCGTAGTTGCTTTAGCCCCCGGATCTACGTCACTAGACTTATAGGCCACTGCATCAATCTTCTCGATATCTGCGAAAGTCACAAACCTATCGCCGATAGTCGCAGCAGCTTCTACTTCAGTCCGCCTAGTGGGAATCAGCCCAATAGAGGACGTAACCTGCTTATAACGCACGTTCAAAGCGTGTCCAATGCGATTCTTGGACTCTTGGCCAGGAGTATTAAGATCCTCAGCTATGTATTCTATTAACTCATTTGCTGTCACTGCTACTCCTGTTTGTAAGCCCAAAAATTGCCTGTATTCTTTTTAATAACGTTGGCACCAACAGCAAGTCCAACATACTGACTTGAGCGAGAAATGATACCGACTACTTCGCCCCGCTCATTCACAACCGCCCCACCTGACATTCCCTTAACAAATGGAGTATCATACATAAGGTAGATGCCACCTTTATGTTCTAAGTTTAGTAAGCTTGCCATAGCCCTGCGAACCATTGGCACTGAAAGACCATCACCATGTCCGATCGCTAGCGTGTCTTCACCAACTTCTGGGTCTTTAGCCGCTAACGTTAAGGCCTTATAACCCATTGGAAGATCTGGAGCTTCAAAGACAGCTAAATCAGCTTTAACGTTATTGTAAAGAAGCCTAGCCGCATAACCGTCCGCTTCTACCGAGCTATTATTACAATGCGCAGCAGTTTGAATACGTTTGTTAAGCGTATCTATAACAATACCACTGCAAGCCGGATTGCCACCATTAGTTACATAAACAACGGACTTATACAATTCCTTAATAAGTTCTACCCGCGAGTTGGCAGCCACATTAGGAATAAAACAAAATAAAGCTAAAATTAATGCGACTGTGCTTTTCCACATTCCGGGGCCCCTACTTAATTGTGAATTGTCCGATACTTTTAGCTGCCTTTGATGCAATACTTTTTGCGTGTTTATCGTGCTTTTTATTCGCATGACAAAGAGCACATCTAGTTGCTCGCCCATGAGAATACCCCTGATCCTTCAGCATGCGAATATTTGCATCAATTATGTCCTGAGTCTTTCCTTTTAGCATCTTTGGCATGCTGTTACTCCGACAGATATAGTAAAATTTGCTTTTTCTTAGACTCCAGCCAGCCCAGTCTAACATTACACTGTTGGCACAGAATTCCTCGGTAACTACCATCTACAACATGATCTATTACCATTTTCTTAGCTCTAGTGCCGCAAATTTCACAAGGTTGCTTACGTAGCTCTCTGGCACGTTCTAGCGTCAGCCCATATTTCTTCTTTACATCGTAACGTAACTGTGTTTCTCTTTTAGCGGGACTAAGCGTATTGTTATTGGTAAATTTACTTTTTGGCATGCTTCTTTTTCTTACTCTTTCTTGCGTTAGATAGCGCTATGGCGACAGCTTGCTTCTCCGGATATCCGGAATGTCGCAGCTCGGAGATATTACTTGAAATAACCTCTTTACTACTGCCCTTAAGTAGCGGCATGATTACTCCATAAAACAAAAGGGCCAGCTTATACAACTGGCCCCTAACGTGTGGCGAACGCTGATTGTAAAACGTAAGTAAAATTACTTATCTATTCTAGGTCAAATAAATCTGCGTCCTCTGGTTTGCGATACTTGGTTGGATTGGCCTTCTCGTCGATAACTCTCTGCAATAACTCTGAGAAACTACGAATACCGTAGGTGTTTACAAGCTTGAGACGCTGTGAAGCTGTTCTGACCGGATGGTCAATATCAATTCCACGGTCCTTACGCAATGTAACCCGTATATACCCCTCACAGTAATGTCCTGGCTTAACCTGATTCAGTAGCGCGATTTCCTCATTACTGACATTCTCGCCAAGAGGAATGCCATGATGATAGAACTTACGCTTCATCTTCAGCTTGGGTGTCCCATCCTTAGGAGTCCAAGGTGTTTGCTTCTTGCGAGTGGCAACGGTTTTCTTCTCTGGCGGTCTAGTTCGCTCGATAGCGTTTACAAATGCATCTGCTAATGCTTGCTGAGCATCTGTTACATTAACCTTTTCGTCAGCGTCATCAACAGTGCCCTGCGCCTCTCGCAAAGCCTTAATCGCCGCTAGTTCCTCGTCTGTTACCCGAATAGTCTTTGTTTTAGCCATTGTATAACCCTTGTTTCAGCGTCTAGGTTGCTTGTAGCCAGATTAGCGGAGACGCACCCGAACCTGACTTCAGAGCGCTTGTGGAACGATCCCGGCTAACAGGCGCTCTCCTGAGAGCCGGGAATTTTTAGAACTCTTCGTCATCTGCGAAGTAGCCTTGCACCATCAGATACCCAATTCTGGGTGAATTACCCGCGATTGGAATTTCCTCGAATGCAAATTCTACCCATGAGATGCGACCGCGAGTTCCGACCAGCGGCGCTTCAAACTCAGTGAATGAAACTAAGCCGCGAGTTGGTTGAACTAACGGAATCTCAAACTCTGTGAATGAGATGAGTCCGCGAGTCTTTTGAACAACAGCCGAACTTGCTGGTTCTACAACAACCAACTGTGTTTCCGGACCCCTTGGTAAGAGGATATCTGGATAAGTTGGTTTCCAGCTTAAGTCTGGTACTGGTTCTGGCGGTAGTAGCGGAGTAACAACAACTGTTTGAGCTTTAGTTACCCGCTTTGGAGCTATCGCAGGATACGTGCTTTCCCACGATTCAACCGGAATCTCTACCTCAACGCCGAAGTGTTGCTGACCCCAAGTGTATACGGCTAACGGATACTTGCGGTAAATCCGATCCGGATATGTTGGTCTTATTAACTCTGGCGCTGGTGGTGGAACAAACGGAGCCGTAGCAACCGGTCCAGTCATTGACTGATACTGGATATGCCTTGGCCTGTATACTAAGTCGCCACCAATTGGTCCCGCAGCGTCTGCTGTTCCTGCTGGCGCTACTGGTGGTTCGAATTTATCAGCCGTCCACGCTGTTTGATAGCTAGCGTGGAGTCCCTTACGGTCTAGTCTATCAGGATACTGCGGTTCCCAACTCAGCTCTGGAACTACCGGTGGCGGTGGATCCCCAAGCTGCGATGGAACTTCAGTTACGTAGCCATTAGTCGCAATTCTGGACTTTGGCTTCAGTAGTATGTCTGGATACTCCGGCTGCCAGCTTAAATCTGGTGCTGGTGGCGGGGGTGCTGGCGGCTCCAACGGAGCAACCATGGTAGTAGCTGGAGTATTGCGTTTTACTCTAACTACTTGGGCTGGATATGTGCCCTCCCACGCCTCGACCGGAATCTCAACTTCAACACCGAAGTGCTGTTGTCCCCACGTATAAACCGCTAATGGATGTTTGCGGTAAATACGGTCTGGGTAGACCGCCTTAATAAGTGTAGGCGCTTGCGCCCCGGCATCTGGAATTGCTACGACCGGCGCAGCTAACGCTTGATACTGAATTTGGCGTGGGGGTCTGATTTGATCCCCACCAATAAACCCACCAGCATCAGCTTCTACAGGAACTTCTGGCGCTGGCGGCTCAATACTACGAGCGCTAGCCGGAGATAGATAATCAAACGTTGGGTATCCGGGCGTTCTGTCTGGGTATTGTGGTTCCCAGCTGAGTAGCGGTGTCGGATCTGTAACGTCTGGAACGTAAATCGGAGCAACAAAGTAATTTCTTACAGTTACTGGCCGATTTAAGACATCGGGATAAACAGGCTTCCAGCTAAGTTCTGGCGCTGGAGCGGCTTCTGCTATTGGGAAAAGTGACCCAACAGAATAGCCTTCCGGCGTTGGCGCCTTATTTATCTGATCTGGATAGACAGCTTTCCAGCTTAATGGTGGCGCTGGATCTGTAACGTCAGGCACATACGCAGGCTCAGTGAAGTAGCCTTCTGGCGTCGGTGCTCGATCTATTTTATCCGGATAAGTCGCTTTCCAGCTGAGCGGTGGAGCCGGATCGGTAACATCTGGGACATACGTAGGTTCTACGAAATGTCCTTCTGGTGTTGGTATCCGCTCAAGCCTGTCTGGATAGGTTGAAGCCCAACTTAAAGGAGGCGCTGGATCAGTGACATCTGGAATATAAACAGGTGTAACTGAAAGTCCTTCCGGAGTTGGTAGCCAATCTAACCTATCTGGATATTCCGGTAACCATTTGTCAGCCGTGATAACTTCTGCTTCTGGTATTGCAAGGACAGGAGCAGCTATCGCCTGATACTGGACGTAATACGGCCTAAACAGTATATCAGTGCTTGAAGGAGCTGAAGCGTCAGCTGCAACCTCTTGCACTGCTGGCGGGTCTATCCGACCAGTGCTGGTTGGCGCTAAGTAGTCTAGGCGCGCGTAATCCCAAGCACGATCTGGATACTCCGGCTGCCAGCTAAGTAATGGCGCAGGGTCAGTAACATCTGGCACATAAGCCGGATTAACTGTAAACCCTTCAGGGATATTAATCCGCCCTGGAACCCAATCTGGATAGCTGGGCTGCCACTGGGAGATTAAAACTTCTGCTTGAACTTCCTGAGGCACCAATACTGGCGCCGCAACTGCCTGATACTGAATCTGTCGTGGAGGCAGCAGTATCGAGGAATCAATAGATCCACCAGCATCAGCAGTTACAGCCGCTATTGGAAGCGTGGCCGTTGGCACGTAAGCACATGCCATAGCCAAGATAGTACTTGCCAACACAGTCTTGCGGGCTTGTGTTACCTTAGATGCCGCTGCTTCGACAGGTTCAGTATTTAGTGCTTCTGCCGCTCCGACGAACTGTAAGTTATTTGCGAACTCAACCCATGGATTACTTGTAGACCCCGTATCTGTGTCATTCTCAGGAAGATCGGTGCTTTGGTTATCTCCAAATCGGATTGCTCCGTTGTGACCTTGCACACCGCCTGCAGCGGTAGGTGTTCCACCGATGCCTATCTCAAAAACAATCCGATCGCCGTATAACGCGGAAATCGAACTCGTTGTTCCAGAATCTATACGGTTAGTAACCGTTGTAGTTAATTCAGTTCCATCCCTCTGAATAGCGAGAATTGTTCCGCGAACAGTCCCGCCATCGTTCGATACTAAGAACGCTTTCAAGGTCATCGAACAGTTGTTGCCGTTGTTCGTTTCTGAACCCTGAATCGCGTATTTCAACGTCTGCGCAGAAATCGTCTGCGGCAATAACGGATCACTAACAAACTGGACGAACATCGAATCGCGGTTGGTGATATCATCAGCACCATCCGGACTATACGATGTGTCCGCTATAGATGTGTTAGTTTTCCAGGTCTTCGTAGCGCGGCTAACCGCGTTGTTATGCTCCCAATCTGCGGTAACCGAAACTGAGACAGGTGCGGACCCAGATGAGGGGAGATAAAAACGAGTAGCCATCTAGTTTACCACTAACTCACAGTTTGTCCCGGATCAAAACCTGAGGGTATAATGATTGCGCGGGCCCCTCTTACCACTCGGGTAGATGGAAGCCATGATAGCGTAGGCGCCGCCGCGCCAGATAATTGCGCGTAAGACAATCCAGCGCCACTGTTGTAAAGCTGTTGTCGTTCCGACTCACCAAGTGCCCGACTCCACACTCCAAATTGGTCAATTACTCCGTCAAACCAGCGACCTCCAAAGAATCCTGCGGTATCCGCGCCGATAACAAAGTCTCCAGTTGTCTCGAAAATACCGCCAGCCAAAGTGCCAGAAGAGTCGTTAACTGTGCCTTCATAAGCAGAATCTACGCTGATTTGCAGATGCACTTTGTCGTCACTTGCATCAAACCATGCAACAAAGAAATACCAGTTTCCCGGCGTAAGCGCCCCGCTCCGTTCTGCGCTGATTTCGTTACCACCACCAGCAGACCCGAATGCTGAGAACTTTGTGCTGGGGACGCCCCCCTGATAACCTAACCAAAATTCTCCATTAGAGCCCGTAAGCTTACATGAGATGAATTGTGTTCCGCCGGGGTCTGAAGCCAGTTTAAACCACCCGGCCATAGTATACGACGTATTGGCCGGGGATAACAATGGTCCATTTGTATCTGTGATTGACAACGACTGGTTAGCAGCTGCTCGCACAAAACTTGCGCCATTGTTAATTTTACCAGTAGCAAACGTCGCGTTGACATTTGTTAGGTCGTAATTATTATCGGTGTGTGAGTCATCGGTATTATCAAGTTCCCACCACGCAATTAATCCATCGATAAGTGCCATAGTATATCCTTACTGCAACGCCCCCAGCCATAACGTGCCGCCAGACTGTTGCTTCGCCACAATACGTTGCTGCGCCCGATGCCACGTCATATAGGTAATGCTTCCGGGGCCGTCACCTACGTCCGTTAGCAGGCTCATAACGTTGAACGGTCGATCGTAAACGTAAGTAGCTGGAGTTGTTGGGGAATCCACATGCGACGTTTTCTGGTAGATATACAGCCCCTCGTAAGGTCCATCGAGAATTTGCGCCACGTTCCACTCGGATGAACCGGCCCCACTCGCCGTCTCAGATGGCATCCCAGATGGCGCTAAGTTGGTAAAAGTCTGCGTCGCACCGTTGTATTCAAAAATCTTCCGCAGCCCGTAAGAACCACCGTTGAAAGAGAGAAACCGATCTGTGTTGGCCTCGTGAAACATGTTTGGCCAATCAACGTAATCACCGCCAGCAGTGGACGTGGGTTCGTTGGTCGGTGATAGTTCGTACCATTGGCCGCGAGTGGTGCACCCGCGCGCAGTCTGGGCCGCTGATGGGGAGCCCGTGCCGGGACAGAACACGAGCGTCTGCCAGAAGCCGCTCGGATTCGTTCCACCCATTAGTATTACGTCATTCACCGCATCGAACGTCATGCCTCCGTGGCTATACGTGATGTTACCGCCACCCGTACATGTATCAGATACACCATCCCCATTCGGCGGTTCTACCGATCCACAATGCATCGTCCATGTATCGCTTGTTGGCGTAGCGTTGAGCGTGTAGTACCACGTGTCTTTATAGGTATAGCTTGACCCGTAGGATATGTCCTCACACGTCGGTGCGCACGACACTACGCCTCCAGCGATCCATAGGCGTTTCGGACTTCTTACAGTATCGATCGTCATTAGGTTAATCGGATGTCTATCCCCGGGCCACGGAGACACGGCCGACCGGCTCCCGTTGATGTCGGGATCGTGCCCGCCACCAGGAGCCTGATCGGATCCAGTTCCACCAAGATGGGTGTAGTTGGCCGTTGTACTCGACGTAACGTCGATACAAAACATATCAGTCGAGTAGATGATCGTCGTGCCGCTTCGAGCGGTATAGTAAAGTACGCACTCAGACGTAGGGTCGTAGTGCAGCGAGGTGTAGCCGACTGAAGCTGGCTGGATCGCGCTCCCGGCGTTGATCGTGGGCTGCGTCCACGTCACGGTGGGATACACAAACTCGTACGCCCCGATGTCATGGGGGCCGGAGCGGGTGTTTTGCCTGACGTCCAGCGTGGGAATGCTCGTGGACGATCCCGCCTGCCGCGCTGGGCTGAACGCCTTGATCCGCAAGTCAAAGACCTCCGGCGTGTCGTAGTCGGATGTGTTGGCGCGCACCAGTTTCGGGTCGCTGTTGAGATTTGTAGAGCCGCCGGTGAAGGTGCTCTGGAATGTCGAGAAGGTGTATGTCGTACCGCTCCCCTCCTGAGTCGCCGGGGTCGTGCACGTCCCGATGTCGCACCGTTGCGTGACAAGGATGTTTGTCGTGGCGTTGGTTTTGTAGACTAAGTTGTTCTGATAGGTCGAGTCGGTATCCCACGTATCCACGCCGAACCCCTCGTCAACTAAGGCCTCATCGAAACGCCACGCCGGACCATTCGTGGTGATAATGAGATTGTTCCGGAACGTCTGCTCCATCGTGCAGTTGTGCCCGTTGACTGACACGCCGCCCTCGACACACATGTCCGTGTTTCTCGCGATCAGAATGCCGGGATGGCCCGATGGGTAGTGCCCGCCGGGGCCAGCGTTGCCGTCCGCATTGTTGGTCCCGACCCAGATGGTGTTGTTGATGAAGAGATTGTTGTTCGTGTCGTAGGGACAGATCGTCCCGCCGTCGTCCGGATCGGTGGTGATGTCGCAGTCGCCGTCGTAGATTTGCAGCACGATCCCGTTTGTGCCGCTGTTGAACAGGACATTGTTCGCAACGGTTGAATTATGGACGCCCTGAATCAGCGAGAGTCCCCACCCGCCATTACTGTGCGAGATGATCCGCTGGAACGTGCAACCATTACAGCGGCCGTTGAACTGCATCCCACCATAGCCGCCGCCCTGGAGATCGCCGCCTGCGTTGTTCCATCCATTGGCGTAATGGATCGTGTCCTGGAGCGTCACGTTGTCCGATTCAGTCGTATTCGCTCCCATGTAGAAGCCGTGTTGCTCCTGATGGTGGAAGATCGACCGTTCGACAGTGAGATTGTCCTCGCCCTCGATGCAGACGACGTAGGCGAACTGCGTCGATTCCACGTTGCGGATGATCGTGTTCTGCGCTCCAGAGCAACTCCATCCGTTTCCGAGGAATGGGTTCGTGTCGTTGGAGACAGTGAATCCATCGAAGATGACCCACGCCGCGCCAGTGCCGCCGCCGAAATTCGCTGTTGACCATGCCCCCGTGCCTGCCGTCGCATTGAAATGCACGACTTCGCCCGGATACGACATGAAGATGATTGGATTACCAGATGTGCCGCTGTTGAGGATTGGCGCAGCTGCCCCGATCGTTGGGTTGAGGTAGGTGCCTGCGCGATAGACCACCACGTCACCAGGATCGAGCAGCGTCCGGATCTGATCCCATGTCTGCCACGGGTCGGTCGGATCGTCAGCGGTGCCGCTTGATGTGCCGGCGGTCGAGATGTAGAAGACGTTATCGACGGCGGTGTACCCGCGCGTCGCCAGGAAGGTCTTGAGCTGTGCGTTCGTCAGCGTCCCGCCCGATCCGTACGCGGCGGCGACCGTGGCCGTCGTGTTGATGCTCGCCACGGTGTCGTCGGCGTCGGGCATGTCGCCCACGCCCAACACATCCCACCCGTACACCCCACTCGACCGCACGCCCGGCCCGTAGCCGTCACAATCCCAATCGATGTAGTATGGTGTGGTGCAACCGCGAGCATAACCAGCACCAAGGCTGGTCGCTTCTCCCCCACTAGCCTCACGAGTAATGGTAATTACATCACTACCACTCTGATTTCCTCTACCAGTGCAAGTTACAGTAACTACGTTGTCTCCCTCAGCCAATGAAACAGTGCCGCTAGCTGATGCGCCCCCGCTCAGAGAGCCAGATCCGCCTAAACTGTTTGTCCAAGAACAACCTGTAATTGGGCTATTACTAACTGCAGTGACTCCAACAACAATACTAGAATCCGTTCCTGCGTTATAGGTAGAAGCAGACGTTGGACTAGTAATGGTTACTACAACGTTTGCGCCTCTCATTATGGGAGATACGAACTGCGCGTAACCTACTGCAGACAGCAAATAGAACAGAATAAGCGTATACGCGGAAACAACGAACTTAAACATTACGACAACCCCACACTCTTTAGAAACCTGCCTCGGGCTTCCATTTCTTCCATCTTCTTTTCCCAAGGCGTGCAGCCGCCCGAATCATGGCAATTAAGACAAATGGGGGCCATGCATACTCTGCAAAAGGCCCCCGCGTCTTCTACCAGCATGCCACTGGCCGCATCTCTGACGTAATAAACGGTAGCAGCAGACCCAGGCTTAATGCGAACAATCTGCTGACAGTGATTACAAGTAATCGTATCGAATTCGAACGGACCCTTAGCGTCTGGGTCAAAGACAATCCCGTATCCGGTTGATTTAGGCATATGTAATAAATCTCGGCGCAACAGTGGGTAAACGAAGCCCCGCCTCACGCCAGCAAGGTTCACATAAAGTTCCGTTTCTGGTCGTTAGGGCTGTGTCTAAATCGAGTGTGACACTACACTTGGCACAGTTTTGTTTAAACCATGCCGCGAAAAACGGCATGGCAAACATTACTGCTCCTCGAAATGAACGGTAGTTGCTACGTCTGGGTTACCGGTTGAGATAACCGGGGTACGAATACCCGCGCCAATGCTTGCGGTTGCAGCAGTTACAATCTCTCCGCCCGGTGCAGCAACCCATCGGAACGATGCGCGCTGGTTGAGGCCGATTGAAAGAACTGATACTGCGTCGTAAGTGGTTGGTTCTGCTGTGAAGTCTGAATGGCAATCTGCCAATGCCGCTGCGTCAGCAGGATCTAGCGGCTGTGGTGTTGGGTTGTTGCCCGCTGTCCCGGCGCCTGCTGCGCTGAGACGAGTAACTGTCCAACGGATCTGGGCGTCACCGGCTGTTGACTCTGAGCCAAACATGATGTCATACCATTTCTGGCGTCGTGGTGTAGTAGCGTCAGCACGAATGGTACCAACAGTAATACCAGTACCAATAGCTGTGGTGAGTAGGGAAACTGCGTACTTAGCCATTTTTAAAGATCTCCTTAAGGTTTGTTAACTAAAAAGCGATAAAACAGATCCGTGTAATTTGTTATGGCATCTGCTTCCGCTGCTGATAGCGAGTGTGTGCTTGTTGTCCACGTTGTCGAGCTTACACTGGTGCGGGATTGACTCGCTATCAGAGTCCCCTGCGCCCCTTCATTTGTATATCCCTGTCGTAACTGTTGTGTAAAATCTAATGATTCCTGTGCGTCTTGGTCCGTTGAAGTTCTCATTCGCATGATGTGGCCGCTAGAAGAGAGCGGATCTGCGATATCGGAAAGTCTACAAACGTAAACTTCATTAGCCGGTGAAACTGGTGAGCGGATGTAATCCGCATCATCTGCGGCTACCTCGTCAATGGACTGGAAAATGTTTACAGCGCTGCCAGCTTGATTAGTGAAGTTGCCTACAGTAGTATCTAAATCTGGTCTGGCATACTGAGGCACAATTACACTCCTTTAGGATTTCCCTCTACTGGTGCTTTGGTAATCGACCAGCCGTAGAATTTAGACCATCTGATTCGCTTACTCCCAAACCATGGAGCCATAAAGCCTGGGTTTGGATATAAACGAATATAGTAAAGATTTGACCTACGCCCTATACAAATTAACCGATCCAGTAAGCGTATCCAAGCTAGTAAGCGCATTACAGTAATACTTCACTCCAAGCGGTTTCCAAGAAAAGAACTACGCCCTGCGTAGCGCCCTTGGTTGCTTCCAGATTGATAATCCAACCCTCATTCTGCTCAATGCGCAATGGCATATCGTGCGTAGCACTCGGATTGAAATTAAATACCATTGTGTAGCCGCCGCCAGAATCTGAGGTAGAGGCATTAGCAATAGACACGAAAGAACCAATTGCGATAGGATCTGTATCCTCAGTTTTGGTGCCGCCAGCCGCAGCCGTTGCTGAGTTGCTTTCTCTGAAGTCTGTCAACAAACTGTCTGCAAAATCACCGTTCATCTTCTGCATATCACCAGCACGTTTGATACTGGCGGTATTTGTGGAATCTACAGCGGTGAACGCTCTAGCAATCTTTAGATTAAATCTTAATTCTTCTGCCGTTGCTGTTCCAGTCTGAACAGCCTTTAACAAAACACGGTTTACTAAGCAAACTGATGTGGAACTACCCCACTGGAATTCCCATAACGGTCCAGCGGCTTGTGATGTTGCCATCAGCAAGCGCCTAGCCTGTCGGAAGTGTGTTACCTTACCAGTGCCATAGCGTTTCTCGTTATACATGTATCTAATCCATGAAACAAAACCTCTCCACGCACCTTGCGTAGGCGGTAGAGAGGTTTAATTTGTTATCGCTATGGGCTTAGTTGCTGGTGCCCTTGATAACTGCGAAATTGATGATGATGGCACCAGTTTCTGCAGTACCGGCTGCAACATTGCCGTTATGAACGCGAATGGTGAATGAGCCCGCAGCTACAGCCGCTACTGACACAATTGTGCCACCGCCGTTTGAGCCTGAGCGAATGCTAACCACAACTACATCGCCAATCGCTACTGTGCTGTTGGTAACTACGAAGTCCGCAGTTGCTTCTGCAGCGAGTGAAGCGTTGTTAGTTGTGATTGCGCCTGAAAGCTTATTAAGGGTTACGCCTGTGGTTCGGTTGGTCTGCTGTGTTACAGTTCCACCAACGCTAACACCAGTCTTATAACCAAGACCGGCTGTCAGACCACGAGCAAGGAACCCATTACCTAGAAGGGTCTGTGAAAATCTACGAAATGCTGCTGGCATTGTTATCTCCTAATCCGAAAGGCTTTAGGGCCTAACAGGAAATTAATGGTGGACACTGCGAGATTTGAACTCGCAACTGAAGGGTGCAAACCGCCTGTTTTACCAAGTTGCTACTAAGCGCCCACAGCGAATGGGGCCGAACTTTCGCCCGACCCCATCAAGTTAGTTATTAAGCTACGTTGATACCGATCATTGGGTAGTTTAGCTGAATTGTAGCTAACCCAGATGAATCTGCTGAACGCCATACAGCGCCAACAACCTGTTGTCCTGCGGTACCAGTGTCATCAAGCTGTGCTGCAGTTGCAGTTGCGAATACCTTTGAGTTATCTACAACTGTTGCGGCAGAGCATGAACAACTACCGTAAATCATATACCAACCAAACTTGGTTGTTGCGTCTACTGCAGCCTGTGCTACTGCCATCGGAGCAATAACAGACGCTGCAACGTCAGTGTCTACCAAGGTGCTTACGCCTGCCTCATCGAAACTGACTGCAGAACCCGCTGCTGTTGAAGCAACGCCCTTCAGGTAGACATACTCGTTACCTGCTACGTCACGCCGACGAGTCAAAAGGCGAAACTTACGTGTTGAATGAACTTCGTTAAATGGTGCTGCCATTGTTTTCTCCTCACCTTAAAGGTGTCAAGCCCGATGCATCCGTACGCCAATTTCATTACGGCTGTCGGAGGTTATAGTTGCAAAGGGAGTCATAATTGACTCCCCTTACATATTAAGAATTATAGATGTGCGACGCCGAGACGGCTCTTGTTGTTTACAACGAACTGGAGAGCGCTATATACTAGGAAGTAGAAAGCGTTCTGGCCGGGAACGTCGTATGTTGAGCCCTTGTCGCGGAAGTACTGCTTGGAAACTACGAGCTTGTAGTTCTTTGGATTCAAGAAGTAGATGTTGTCCCCACCGTACTGGCTGAAAACGTAATCAGCGTTCTTAAACTGCAGGTTCTTGAAGCCTGCATTTGCACTTCCACCGTTACCAAAGCGCTGTTGCGCCTGTAACTGTGCCTCGAATAGGGTATGTGGTGTTGAACCACTGATCAGAACCTTTGGAACCAACGAAGCACCAGAGCCCTTTGAGCAGGTGTTGTAGGTATCCGTCATTGTGGCTTCGATATCGCTGCCATCAACGTAGGTATCTGATGGATTTCTCCACCAAGTCTCTACTGATGCATCAATACCGCCAACAGTGCCCTGACCTGAAGTTGGAACCAAGTCATTAAGACCATTTACCTCAACTCCGCCAATGGTTGACGAAGTAAAGATGCGCTGCTCAATAAGGTCATCGTGAGAATTAATTGCGTTCTCAAGCAAAGCCTTTACAAGCGCAATCTTCTGATTCTCTGAGGGGTTCTTTGCATCGTCGCCCTTGGTCCAAGTTACTGGAACGTTGAGCTGAGCGATGTCGAACACCGCAGAGGTGAGGACTTCAGTCTTCAGCAAGCTTGCCGCATCCTGATCGGAAGCAAGAATTGCTGTATCGGGGTTCTGTCGATAATCTACGGGAATTTCGATGTTTTCGCCAAGTGACACATGGTCAATAAAGCCCATGCGCTGTAGCGTATCTAGCGCAGCATTCTCTACCCACTGGTTCGCGGGCTTCCTCATCTCAGCTAGAACTGCTGGATAGGATACGGCTGCAATCTGTTCGATTGATAAAGCCATTTTTTACTCCAAATCAATGTAAGGTTGTTCTTTTCTCTGCAGTCACGGACGCAGAATCCGATAAGAACTCCTGCAACACCGGAGTAACGTGAGGCTCCCGCAAATATGAACTGGCGGCACTCAGTAGGTCTAGAGAGTCCCCAAACATGCCAAGACCTGTATTACATGTTAGGCAAAGTAGGCCACGAACTACACCAGTAACGTGGCAATGATCAATGTGTGGTTTAGATGCTTTATGGGTCGCATCTAGAGAAACGGGTCTTTTACAAATAGCGCAGCTTTTATTCTGCGTTAACCAAAGCGCTTCTAAAGCTTCTAATGTAATGTTATACTTACACTTAAGTTTAGACTTGCGCGTTGACGCTTTTTCTTTTTCTGGGTTTGCTTTACGCCATTTGTGACTAGAGGCCACCAGCTTCGTACAATCTTTACACTGTGCTGTTGGCCTATTTCTGCGTTTATCAACGTAGAATTCAGCTAAATTTTTCAGTTGTTTGCACTTACTACAAGGCTTCATAAGAACTGGTAGGGGGCCGAGGGATTTCACCTCGCGGAGCGCAAACACGCGCCCCCTGTGGTACGCAAGGAAGGACTTTAACCTCCGACCCCCAGCTTGCAAGCAGAGGCTGGTGCTCTTTCACTGAGCTACTCGCGTAGAAAAAGGGTGTTCGAATGTCTATAGGAAGGAGATAGGTTGAACACCCCTTCGGAAGGTCGTTACATCCTAAAGACAAAAATATTAAAGATTTCCCTTTAGATACTGTATAGCTCGCAATAATGAGGTTGGGTTATCTTTAAATTGACCCAAACCCTG